TTAGACCAACGGAATGAGGGGTCCTTTTTCGACGCCGATCACCCCGCTACCGGGGTCCTTTTTCCACGCCGATCCACAGGCTACCGGATCGCTCGTGAAGTCGTAGTCGGTCGGCCACTTGCCCCTAACCGCTTGAAACCGCTCATCGGCTGGCAGCACGACGTCCTTGTAGTACGCGTCGGCTTCCGTCTTGATCTCCCGGTAGCTGTCGTACGCGCGACGCCACTGGATTAGCGGGCCGCGCATGAAGCGATCGTAGCCGTCCATCACCAGCTCCGACGCGCTCGTGTCGAGGTGAGCGACGTCTTCGCCCCGTGCGAAGCTGAACGCGCTGGTGATCGCCCGGCCAACCTCAGCCGAGATCGCCAGCCTGCACTTCGACGCCTTCCAAGCGCGCGAACTCAGTTCGTTGACGAGGTCAGGGATCGGCGAGAACTTGCGCAGGTCCCTGCTAAGCCCGGCGAGCAGGTCGCCTCCATTCACGTCGAACTCGCCGTATTTGCGGTCGAACGGCCCGAACGCCGGCGCATCTGCGGTCTCGATGCACGCGAGCAGCGTCGTGAAGAGCAGGTCGTGCACGTTCTCGGCGGTGATGTCGCTAACGAGGCCTCTGGCCTCCGCCGTCGCAGCGCAACGCGCATCTCCATCATCATCGCTCGTGCAGAATGAGCAGGCGTGCGACGCCGTCTCACCCCACCTTAGAAACGCCGTGTACATCGCCGGCGACAGCAGCTCGCGCGCCGTCTCGATCAGCGAGCAGGTCATGCTCTGCAGGATCTGCACGTCCGCCGGATCTGCGACCCCCTGGTCCCAAACCAGGTCGTCCAGTGTGCCGTCGCGAGTGTCCGCCGGCAGTTTCGCCATCGCGTCGTGAACTGCGGTGGCCGCCTCGCCTGCGATGAAGGCGACCCGGATGTTCGGGCGCGGGGTCGGCGCTGGGGTGTATGCGAAATCGGTGTGTTTGAGCTGCGTTGCCATCTTGGCGTCTCCCGCAGTGCGACCCGAGCGTCGCTGTCTGCGTGAGCCTTCTACAAAACATCTGTAGATTAAGTCAACAAGACTTTTGTAGGATGCTTCTCAATCGTCCCGGGTTCGGTCCGGCTCGCCGCCATGGGTACGTGAAGCCGGGGAACCTCGTGTTGCAGGAGGCAGTGGTCTGAAGGCGCATTGGATTTGCCGGGGGCGGGTGGGTTAGCCCTCCATCACGTCCCGCAAATCATGCCCCCGCGCGGTCGCATCTTCCTTAGCGCGATCGGCCTCGTATCCTCTAATTAGAGCGTCCGCAGCTCGCTCATCAGGCATCAGTTCTACTATTGCAGATCGTAATTCGTCGCGCTGGGCGGCAAGATACTGACGCCGCTCTTCCGTGCTGCTTATCCTCCTGCTGAGGAGGTGGTACTGAGTTAGCGCCCTGCTGATCAACGCAGCGGGCCCTGCATCAAGCGCCTGCTCCAAGATGGCTGCGGCCTCAGCATTCATCGATCGACCGTTGACCTTCGCGCGCGTCTCCAGAAGCTCCCGGAGATTGGGCGAGATGCGGAGTACCAGCCGCTCCATATCGCGGACTCTGATCGGGTCGGTCATCGGTCGCCTAGCACAATAATTCGAGAAAAAGCGTCGTGTGGCAACACGGTCGTTGACCGTTGCCACGTTGCGTGGCAACAAGGCTATGCCGTGGCACCTAGCGGCGCAATACAGGGGACTATGACAGTGAGCAAGCCGATCCGCGAGTGGGATCGCGTGCTGGTGCGGATGCCCGATGGCATGAAGCATGAGCTTGAAGACCGGGCGGCAGAAAACTGCCGGCCACTGAACGGGGAACTGCTGTTCCTCATCAAACGCGGCATGGCCGCGGAAACGGCGTCAGGGTCAAATCGCCAAACCCAACCCTGAACGCCTCATCAAAGGAAGCACCTATGACAAACGGACGCATAACGCCTTTCCTATTCGAAGGCGAGCACACGGTTCGCGAAATCGAACGCAGCGGCAAACCCTGGTTCGTAGCAGTCGATGTCTGCGCAATCCACGGCATCAAAAACGTGACGCAGGCTGTCGCGCCACTCGATCCTGACGAACGGTCTATGTTTAACATAGGGCGTCAGGGCGATGTCATCGTCGTTTCGGAGTCCGGGCTTTACACCCTGATCCTGCGTAGTCGCGATGCAACAAAACCTGGGACGGTCGCCCATCGCTTTCGCAAGTGGGTGACGAGCGAGGTTCTGCCGCAGCTTCGCTCGGGCGGGTCTGTCGATGTACCCGACGCCGTGCCCGGCATGACCGACGACCTCCAGATGATGGACTCGCTCAAGCTTCGCAAAGTGAACATGTGCCATCGGTTGTTCGGCGAGCGCGCTGGACAGCAGATGTGGCGGAAGGTCGATCTGGAATGGGTGCCTGCGATGGCGTCTGTTTTCTCGCAAGGCGACATGTTCGATCGCGACAACCCGCCCGGCAGCGTGACGATCACTGTCGGTACGCCGGAAATGCGGAAAGCCGCCTAAAGCAGAACGGCGCTGGGTTTGCCCACCCCGCGCCGTTCCTAACCACTATCGCACTGGAGGAACGACCATGGCTTCGACTCACAATACCACAACGACGGTGATGTGCATCACCCCTTTTCCGCTGGTGGAGATCAGCTCGCCGATCGAGGATGTCCGCGGCTGCGTGCTGAATTTGACCGTGCTGCTCAGCACTGTGGAGGACATGGTGACGCAGGCGAAGGACCGGGTGAACAATCCGCAGTTCCTGCTGAATAGTGTGTGGGCGGAAAATCTACTCGATCGTATCGAGAAGCTCCTTTGGATCGCGTCGGAGGAACGGGGGAGGGCGATGGCGCACATCGATCAGTGCGAACAAGTCGCCTATGATCACTCGCAGGATATGAGAATTGCGGCGTGACGACTGCGGCGCTCGGGAGACCGCGCTGTTAACCGCTAGATAGCCAAGTTGGATATCGCGATTGCGTCCTCGTCGAACTGACTGTTGGGCTCGGGGCGCAGTTCGATCGGCTCACCCGGCTGGCATAGCTCTGGCTCGAACCGTGGGCCAAGTCCCCGCTTGTTGGGGTAGTCTATGTCGACGATCGCGAGGGACAATTGTCTAACCACATGTACAGCTGTATGCTTGCCTACTATGATTTGCGAGCCCCTTCTTCCGGGCCTGTTTAGACCAGGTGAGCCGGTGCCGGCCGATTTAATCGGCGCTCGCATTGTTCGCTTCGAGGGCGCTGAGGTGGAGCGAGGTCGCTTCGAAGGCGGCGGTCTCGTTATTGAATACGTACCGGACGGTGCATCCTCCGCCAAGACCATCGTGTTTGAATTCAATGAGTTGGGTATGTGGGAGTCTGAGACGGTTAGCTAATCTCTAAGCGCTCCTCTATTAGCTTCTGAATTATTTGAACCGCTGGCGAGGCTGTCCAAGAGCCGGGGTCGCTTTCGAACGAATATCTCCAGTTTTCGAATGCGCCTGCACTTTCCTCAAGAGCATCTAGCATTGATGCTTGCTTGAGACCAAGCGGGAGCCGAATGGCCGTATTATAATGTACGGCCGCAGGATGTGACTTCCAATCCCGTTCCAGCCGCTCCACTGTTTGAGCCGATAGCCGGTTAAATAGTAGCTTTAGATTGTGGCCGTTAGGAGCATTTTTCCCGGTCTCGATCCGCAACAAGCATTTTAGGTAGATTTCTGTCGCAAAAGCTATGCACGTAATATGTGGTGCAAAAGCTAAGCGCTTTACCTGATCGCCTGGGGCCGGGTTTTGTGGAAATTTTGGGACCAGTCGGTCAGCCGCGTCCCAAAAATCATTCGCGTGGCTGAATAATTCATGTGGATTCATTAACGGAATTGAGCGCTGCTTACTCACAAATCCCTCGCAAACCGGATCACACGCCCGCCGATCATGATCTCGTCACCATCGACCTCGTAGTTGTCGATTGCCGGGTTGTCGGAAATCACCATCACGCGGCTATCCCTAAGAGATCGCAAGCGTTTGATGGCAGCGGCACCGTTGATCGACACGGCCCAAACCCGGTCCTGCTGATTGAGTCGCGTTTGCGTGCTGTCGATCCACACCAGGTCATTGCTGTTGAGGGTCGGAAACATGCTGTCGCCTACGCCTCGCGCGATGCGTAGTCGGTGGGGCGGTGTGCGAGTGAAGCCGCGCACATAGCCTAGGTCGAACAGCACCGGCTCTTCCTCAATGTAGTCGTCTACCGTTGCGCCCGGGCCCATCGGCAAGGATAGATCGAGCTTCGTGATCTCGACCGTCTCCCCGCCGTCTGCGGTGTGCATCTTGGGCTGTTCTGCCTCTAACGCGCTAGGCAACGCGCCGTCATTCTCAAATGCTTCTCGCACGTAGCGGATCCACTGCGGGATACGCTTCGCTTGGCCTTGCTCGAAACCGGATATCGTCTGCTGCGTCAGCGCGATCATGCTCCCGTCGGCGCGAGCGAAAGCGCGGGCGCGCTCCGCTAAGACCGGCGTCGACCAATTACGCGCGTCACGCTCCGCTTTAATCCATGCGGCGAACCCGGCTGCGTCTACAGGCAGTTTTCTGTCTGGCTTGTCCGTCATCGCTCGCAACCCTACAAACAATCTTGTCGGGAGAGTGCTACAAAACTCTTGTTGCACGAGCTACAAGACCTCTGTAGGGGGTTGGCCTATGAGCGAGCCATCTCCCAAATGCCTCCACGCCGCACTGAAGCGGGCAGTGGCCAAAGCTGGCAACAACCAGTCCCGCTTCGCCGCGGCGGTCGGCACATCGCAACAGTTAGTCTCGTATTGGCTTAAGAACGCGCGGCCGCTTCCTGGCGAGTACGTCTTGAAGGCCGAACGGGCGGGGCTCGGCAGCCGCCATGATCTCCGCCCCGACCTATATCCGATCGAACATGCCTCGCCTTCCGACGCGAATATCGCGGCGTGACCCGGCCTCTGCCTTCGGAGGGCAGCGCTCATGACTTTCCGTGATCGTTTTGTCCGATCTCTGTGTGCATTGATGCCCGTTGGCGCGAGCCAGCCATGCGGTGCATGCAGCCCGCAACATCCACGCGGCTGGTTCACCCACCCCATACCAGCGACTGTGCGCGCCTCACGCGGTGCGACGGATGCAGGGGTGATCGCGCTCTCCAAGATGCCTGCGGTCACCCCACCCTCAGTCATTGACCGGCACCGTACCGCGAACGACCTCGATGATATCGTTGAGCACCCGCTGCGGCGTGCCGTGGATCGTCATCCAGTTCAGATGATCCAGCTCGTCGAGGAATTTATGCACGACGTCGTTGCCGAGGTCGGCGTTGCGCATGGCGTCCGTCACCGCCGCGATCAGATTGGCAATCGCGATGACCGTAAGGTCGATCCGCTGCCGCGCTTTCCTGTCTTTCACCATGCAGAGGCATTTGCCGCATGAACGCACCGTACATCCACGGACGCCGTCGTACGTTCTCCGCGTCAGCCGCGGTCGATACGCAGAACGCCGTCATCACGTCGATCAAGACCGACGACGGCGCGACCTGGGGCGATATGGGCCGCGTGCTGGGCAAGTCGGAGGACCGTGCGGCGGCCTATGCCAACACCGCATCGCCGATTGACCTGCCGACGTTCCTTGCCGGTTGCCACGAATGGGGCGGACGGTTCGCGGATCCGCTGCTCGCACTGGTCGGTGGGCGCTGGGCGGATGCCGGTTCAGTCTGCTCAGGCGACGATCCCGCATCGGTGACGCTGGCGACCTTGCTGCCCTCGATCATCCGTGCCGAACTCGACGGCCAAACGACGGTCGAGGAAGTCGCGCCGCACGAAGCGCTGATCCGCCGGGCGCATGCGATCACCTGCCACTGGCTTGAGATGATCGCAGCCGAGAAGGGCAGGGGACAATGAGCCGTTCCGCAGACCGTGCAGAGCGTGACGCAGCCTTCCGCCAAGCGGTCGACGAGGCCAAGCAGCGCTACAACATCAGCGATGTCGTTGCCCGCACTCGCAAGGTCGTGCGCGCCGGCAAGAACGAGAAGCGCGCCCTCTGCGCCTTTCACAACGAACGCACGCCATCGATGCAGCTGAATGATGCGAAGGGCACGTACCACTGCTTCGGGTGCAACGCGTCCGGCGACATCGTGAAGTATGTAATGAAGACCGAGAACCTCGGCTTTCTCGACGCGATGAAGTGGCTGGGCGCTGCGAGCCTGCCCGGCGTGGATCCGGCACAGCGCGCGAAGGCGGCGGCGGAGGACGAGGGCGATCGGCAACGCGCCATCGATCGCGCACGGCTGGTCTGGGAGAAGGCGGTACCTGCCTCCGGCACGCCCGCCGAGACCTACCTACGCGCCCGCGGCATCATCATGCCGATCCCGCATACCATTCGGTTCGCGAAGACGCCGGCATGGTACGACGACGCGACCGGCGAGTGCGGTCCCGATCTGCCCGCGCTTGTCGGTGCCGTGGTCGATGGCCACGATCAGCTGATCGGTCTGCAGCGCATCTTCCTCGCCGACGGTGGGAAGCAGAAGGCGCGTATGGAGAAGCCCAAGCGCAGCCTGGGCAGGATCAAGGGCGGCGCGCTGCGAATCAACTCGGACGCCGACAGCGTAGGCGACGAGCTGATCGTGACGGAGGGCCCCGAGGATGGACTCTCGCTAGCGCAGGAGCTTGGCGCTGAGGTTTGGGTGACCCTCGGCACCGCTATGATGCCGCATATCGAATATCCGCGTCGCATCGTCTCGATCGTCATCGCCGGACAGAACGACGCCGCGGGCCGTGTCGCCGTCGAGAAGGCCGAGGAGGAGCTGATCGAGCGCGGCTACGCAACCCGGATCATGTGGCCTGCCGAGGGCTTCAAGGACTGGAACGACCAGCTCCGGGGCATCCGGGCATGAGCGGCGCGTTCGAGGAGCAGTTCGCGACGGCGGAGACCTCCAGCCCGCTCTACAACGTCGAGGCGGAGATCGGCTTTCTCGGCGACCTGCTGGCGAACAACAAGCTAATCGACGAGGTGGCCGATCGTTGCCGCCCCGCAGACTTCTCGGTTCCGCTGTACGGCCGGATCTACGGCAAGATGCTGGAGCAGTCGGCGGCCGGGGCGGTCGACGTGGTGACGCTGGCGCCGCACTTTGCCGAGGATGGCGAATGGCCGCGTGCTTACTCGGTGCTGGCCGCTGCCAACCTTAACGCAGGGCCTAAGGCGCGCACCAAGGCGTACTTCGACCAGATCACCATGCTGTCGAGCCGGCGCCGGATGGTCGCAGGCCTCAAGGATGTTGTCGCATCGGCGCGCAACCTGTCGGTCAGCCGCGAGGAACTGATCTCGGACGCGGACGAGGCGGTCGCCGAACTCGCCGAGCAGGTCGTCACCGCACAGGCATCTGTCGGCGAGTACGCGCAGGCGGTCATCGACAGCTTCGGCAAGCCGATCATCGGCGTCCGCTGCGGGACCATCAACTCGCTCGACGGCGCGATCGGCGTGCTGCGGCCGTCGAACTTGGTCGTCGTCGGCGGTCGTCCCGGCATGGGCAAAACATCGCTGGTCACGTCGTACTCGATCGGCGCGGCCGGCATGGGACACGGCGTCCTGATCTTCTCACTCGAGATGAGCGCCGACGAACTCACCCGCCGCATGCTCGCCGACATGACGTTCTCGCCCCGGGGCGGCGTACCATACGAGCACGTGCGCGACGGGACGGTACGGCCGCACGAGATGGGCGCGATGATGGCCGCCAAGGCGCGGTTCGACGAACTGCCGATCGAGATCAACGAAACGTCTGGCCTGACATTGGCCAAGCTGATCCGCCAGGCGCGCAGCCACAAGCGCAAGCTTGCCGCCAAGGGCGAGAAGCTCGAACTGGTCGTCGTCGATTACCTCCAGCTCATGGCGCACAGCCGCAAGGGCATGTCGCCGTACGAGCATGCGAGCGAGGTCAGCGTCGGGCTCAAGCAGTTCGCCAAGTCCGAGGGCCTCGTCGTGATGGCGGTGGCGCAGCTCAGCCGCGACGTCGAAAAGCGTCCGGACAAGCGTCCCATGCCGTCCGACCTGCGCGACAGCGGCCAGATCGAGCAGGACGCCGACGTGATCCTCTTCGTCTACCGCGAGGAAGAATACCTGAAGAAGCAGGAACCAGAGGACCAGTTCGGGCCCAAATACGAGGCTTGGCGGACCGACATGGAGGCCGTGCGCAACAAGGTCGAGTTCCTCGTTCCCAAGCGCCGCAGCGGCCCCTCGGGCAAGGCTCTCGGCTGGTTCTTCGGTGCAAACTCAGCCGTCCGCGGCAGCGATTTCTACAGTTCCAGGGAAGGTGCATAATGGCGCGTATTCGATCGATCCATCCCGGCCTCTGGACCGACGAGACCTATGTCTCGCTGTCACCATTCGCGCGGCTCCTGTTCCTCGGCATCTGGAACGAGTGCGACGACATGGGCTCGTTCGACTGGTCGCCGGTGAAGCTCAAGATGCGGCTCCTGCCGGCCGACAGCGTCGACGCGGTCGCATTGCTCGAAGAGCTGGCCGATGCACGCTGCGTGATGTCGTACGAGGTCGGCGGCAAGCGCTACGGCGCGGTCCGGAATTTTTGCCAATACCAGCGCCCGAAAAAGCCGAACTCGACCTACCCGCAGACGGAAGCGGTTCGGAACTGGGTGAACACTGAGGCCCGTTCAACACGCGACGGTGGGGAACTCGATACCCCTTCAGCTACGCCGAGTGGGGAACTCACCCCCCCTTCAACCAAAGCCAGTGGGGAACCGAGGCCCCGTAAAGGGGGTGCGAATGGGGAAGCGGTGGGGAACCAGTTCCCCACCGGTGGGGAAAAGTCCCGCCAGAGGAAGGAGGGAGGAGATAGTTCAGTAGATAAATCTACTGACGCTGTCGCGTCGCCGAGCGATCCGAAAAAGGCTTTGTTCGACGCTGGCGTGGCGTTGCTGGGGGAAGCGGGGCTGTCGGCCAAGTCGGCCCGGGGGCTGATCGCCAAGTGGTACCACGCTCACGGCGAGGAGGCGACGAACGCAGCGTTGCTCAGCGCTGCCGGCCGAGCTGAGCCCGTGTCGTGGATCGAAGCCAGGTTGCGAACAAAGGTCGCAGCGCAGGACGAGGCTCGGGAGGCTAGCCGGTCAACCGCGGAGCGTTACCGGCGGATGGCAATACCTGGGCCGCCCGCTGACCTGAGTCTGCCACAGGAGATGGTTTGATGGCGGGTGGCTGGTGCATCCTGCGCACGTCGGGTCCTGGGACGTTGCGCCTCGTGGCGTCGCTGCAGGACGCGGGCTTCGCCGTCTGGACACCGACCGAGCACGTTCGCCGACGCGTCCCGCGCTGCAAGTCGACCGAGCACCGGATTGTGCCACTCGCGCCGACCTACGCCTTCGTGCGGGCCGTCCATCTGGACGACCTCAAGCAGATCGAGCGTCTCGACGTTTCGCCTCACCCGCGGTTCTCGATCTTCCGGTATTACGGTGAGACGGTGTTCGTGCGGCACGGCGAGCTGGCCGCGCTCCGCGAGCGTCAGCAAGACAGCTACCGCAGCGCGCTGCCGGCGAGCGGACGGGCACCGGGCAAACCGCGAGGGCAGGCGTTCGAGCACGGGGATACGGTGAAGATCACCAGTGGCGCTTTCACCGGGTTCGAGGCGTACGTCGAGCTGAGCGATGGGCTGACGACCACGCTGTCAGTCTCGCTGTTCGGCCGAGCGCAGGAGATCAAGGTCGAGACTTTACATCTGCGCTCGCACCTCGTATCTGATTTAGCATCCGCTGCTTGAGCAGCCCGCGACGAGCGTGACCGGCTGGCGATTTCGCCTTACTGCCCTCGTCCCCCAACGCAGAGGCCCGCAAGGGTGCTCGGGCGATTGTCCTACGGTATGGTGAGGTTCAGGGAACAGGCTCACATGCGATGCCATCGCTGTCGCCGTCCATTTCCGTCCGGTAGCCAGGTGTCCCGCGATCGATTGGCGCCACACCCGCAGCGCGCGCCTCATCGCAGCCAGCATAGTACACGGACCGCTCGACGCGCTGCCTCTCCTCGGGCGATGCGGTAAACCCCGCCCACGCCGACTGTAGTGATGGCGCGGCGAGGAACGTAACAATGCCCACGGTCGCCATTCCCATGCCGACCTGCTTACCGAAAGACATCTGCCCGAGCCTGTTGCGTCGCTGCTCGGCGGCGTCGCGCTGCTGTTCACGACGGTACGTGCGATAGTCCATCGTCCGACGATCGCACCGATGAATTACCGAAAGGATAACCTCGTAGCTGGACCGCGTGTCCGTGTGAAAGATTGCACGGCCCAGCATCGTACGAAGTCGGCGGTAGTCGTCGACCATCGCCAAGTGGTTTGTGCTCTTCGGATGTGGCTGACATGTGGCGCAATCGTGAAAGAACGATGGCCGGTTCTGGAGGTCGGATGCCTGCTCGCTGCAAACCTACCACCGCTGACATGATCGAGGCGATCGGCATGCGAGAGCTGCGCATCGCCGAGGATATGGTCGGTGGATCACGCCATCATGGCCGTAGCGACCGGTTAATCGAGGACGTTGAGCAGGCGGCGCAGGATCTGCGAGCTGCCGTCCGTGGTAACAAGAGGTCAGGCGGTTAAACTTGCATCTTGCTCTATGTTACTGCGATTGCACTCTATTCCATCGTCTTGATTGTAGCCCCAACGCCGGTGATTAGGTACGGCCCGCCGCATGGGCGAGTTAGAACGGCTGGTGCCTTCGGGCATCATTGAGCAGTGGGTCTATCACCTGCGTCGGCAACGGGCGCGTGCGGCTGACGCCATCTGGTTGTTCGACACCGGCTACACCGTTCACGACGGCAGGAACGGTGTTCCTTTCCACGACGCAACCGCTCGCCACCGCGCTGAGGCTGAGGTGGTCATCGCCGAAGTGAACGCGCTGTTGGATCTCTACGACGGCATCAGCTTGGGGAAGGTTGAGCCCGAGACCACCTGATCCTCCTTGGCGCCGGGGCTCAGCGTACGGGAGGACTGTACCGATGCCCAGCCGCCCGCCGAACCTCAAGGCACGCAAGACTAAGCCCGCACGCAAGCTCTCGAACTGGACGAGGCGCGAGTCCCGCCAGTCCCGTGGATATGGACGAGACCACGACCTGATGCGTGCCCGCGTGATGCGTGAGGAACCGCTCTGCCGCCTATGCCTGGAGCAAGGTCGGTATGCTGCGACCGAGATCGCCGACCACATCATCCCTAAGGCTGAAGGCGGCGGGAACGAGCGTGGCAACTACCAGGGCCTGTGCAAGCCGTGCGACGTTATCAAGACCGGCAAGGAGGCGCGTCGAGGGCGGCAACGTCATCCTCGGTGACAGGCGCACGAATGTTGCGTCATCGCGCACGACTGCATCGGCACGGGCCGAGTCCCCGGGGGGTATGTAGAAGTCCGGAGCGCATCGCCTTGGGGACCGGTGATGGAGTCTTTTTTTAGCGCGTGCAGATTAAACCTCGGGGCCGCATTAAACTTTAGGAGGCCGGCGCATGAAGCCAGGACCCAAGCCAGAGACGCCCAGCACAAAGCTGGCCCGCGGCACGTTTCAACCGATCCGCGACGGCGTGAAGACCGAGATCGTCGTTCCCGGCGATCCGCCAGTCCGGCCAGATTATCTTAGCTCTGCCGCGATCGAGGTTTGGCAAGATGTCATCGGCCGCGTGATGGCGGCGGGGGTGACCGAGGCCGATAGCAACTTGCTCGCGCGGTACTGTGCGCTGGAGGCGGAGGTGCGTGCTGCCTTCGGTGCCAAGGACGGCGAACTGCCGTCCGCTGCGTACCTGACGAACCTCCGCCAGATGGAGGAGCTTCTGCGGATCGCAGGACCGAAGAGCCGGATCGGCGGTGGGGGTGCCGATGTCAGCAAGTCGACAAACCGCTTTGCCCGCAACGGCGCCCGCGCCCGCGCGTGACTTTGCTGCCATTGCACTCGCCTATGCAAGGGCGGCGGCAGCGGACAAGAAACAGGTCAATCACTGCAAGTGGGTTCGCCTTGCCGGGCAGCGTCATCTCGACGACCTCAAGCGGTCGAAGCAGAAGGACTGGCCGTTCAAGTTCGACCCCTGGCATGCGAACGACGTCTGCGACTTTATCGAGGGCCTTCCGCACGTAGAGGGCAAGTGGGAAACCCCGACGCTCACACTCGAGCCGGCGCAGATCTTCATCCTCGCGATGGTGTTCGGCTGGCGGGACAAGGCGACCGGCCTGCGCCGGTTCACCGACACCTATATCGAGATGGCTCGCAAAGGCGCGAAGTCGACGTTGACCGCAGGCGTGGTGCTCTACTGCACGACCTGCGAGGACGAGCCGGGGCCGCTGGTGCTGATCGGTGCTACCACGGGCGCCCAGGCGCAGAAGGTCTTCAATCCCGCGAAGCTCATGGTGCAGAAGACGCCGGACCTTCAGGAGGCCTTCGGGCTGCACGCATGGGCCCGCGCGATCACCTGCGACGTCAACGGCGGGACGATCCAGACGATCAACTCGAAGTCGGCAACGCAGGACGGGCACAACCCGCACCTCGCCGTCCTCGACGAACTGCACGCGCATAAGGACCGCGGCCTCTACGACGTGATCCATTCCGCCGACGGTGCGCGCCGCAATCCGCTGTATTGGAAGATCACGACGGCCGGCTACATTCTGGACGGCGTCTGCTACGAGCAGCGAACCTTTTCGACCAAGATGCTGGAAGGCGCGATCGTCGCCGACCACGTCTTCGGTATCATCTTCACCCTCGACGGTCCGAAGGACTTCACGCCAGAGCGGACGGTCGGCGACGATCCGTACGACGAAAAGAACTGGCCGAAGGCGAACCCGCTGATGCCTGTCACGCCGAGCATCTCGTCGATGCGCCGGCTGGCGGTCAAGGCGAAGGGAGCCCCGGGCGAGGAAGGCGAGTTCTTCACCAAGCGCCTCAACCGGTGGATGTCGGCTGCATCGGCCTGGCTTTCTGTTCCGCAATGGATCGCCTGCACCGATCGCTCGCTTCGTCTGTCCGACTTCCGCGGGCTCGACTGCTACATCGGCGCCGATCTCGCTCACAAGAGCGACATGACGGCGCTGTCGCTGGTCGCGATCGACGAGAACGACTGCCTTCTCGTCAAGACGTGGTTCTACCTGCCCGAAGCTGTTCTGACGCGCGACGGGCAGACCGACCGGAACAACGCGACACTCTATCGGCAGTGGAAGGCGAGCGGCCACCTGAAGACGACCGCAGGAGACTGGGTAGACCAGGCGGTTATCGAGCGCCGCATCCGCAGGTTGCAAAAGGTTCTTCGCGTTCGCCGTGCCACGTTCGACCATTTCGCCGCGGCTGAAACGATGGCCTCAAGGTTGAACGAGGATTTCGACGACGGCGGCGAGGCATTCGCCTCTATCCTTCACAAGTCCGCCAAGTCGGTGACGGACCCGGCGCGGAACCTCGAAGCTCGCGTGATCGGCGGCCCGCATCTGCTGCGGCACGATGGCAATCCGGTGATGACGTGGTGCGTCGGCAACGCAGTCGTCACCCGGCGCATCGACGGCTCAATTCTACCGAAGAAGGAGACGCCCATGTCGATGAACAAGATCGATGGCGTCGATTCTACGATCAACGCGATGGCACCCATCCAGATGCCGGTGGCGACCGGCGTTGACGACTGGCTTGCGAGCCTGGCCGCGTGACGGGTTACGCACTCTCGCGTCGCGCTGCACTTGCCGAGGCCACTTATGCAGGCAGCCGCGTTGCGGTGCTGGAGCGGAAGGACATCACCGTCACTGGCCTGGAAGCCGGGCGGCAGGATGGTGACAACTTTCGCACCAACAAGATCACGCTGGAGCGGCATGACGACGGCAACGGCGCGGTAAGGCATGCGATCGGGCTGTCTGCGACTTGGGCATGCGTCAGCTTCTGGGCGGGCAACATCGCCTCTCTACCGCTGACGGTGCAGCGCCGCGGCGAAGGTGGCGTCGCAGTCGATGACCCGTCGCACCCGCTCTACTGGCTGCTGCACGACAGCCCGAATTACGATCAATCCGCGTTCGACTTCTGGGAGTTCATGGTCGCAAGCATCGAGCTTCGCGGCAACGCCTATGCTGAAATCGCACGGCGAGACGATGGTTTCATTGTTTCGCTTACGCCGATTCCGCCCGACCTGGTCGGCGTTCGCCGCATCTCGACGGGGGAATTGCTCTATACCTGGAAAGACGGTGGCGGTCGTCATGAGGTTCTGCAGGGCGACATGCTGCACATCCGCGGCTTCGGCGGCGGGCCTCTCGGAAGCGTCTCACCGCTGGCGGCTTGTCGGCAGGCGTTCACGTCAGCCCTCGCGGTTGACCGCGCCGCGTCGACGATGTTTGCAAACGGCGTTCGCACTTCCGGGGTCCTGTCCACCGACAAGCCGCTAACGGGAGACCAGCGGAGCCTTGCCGAGCAGCTGCTGCAGGAGAAGTTCGTCGGCGCGCAGAACGCCGGACGTCCCATGCTGCTCGATAACGGGCTAAAGTGGGAACAGCTTTCGATCGATCCGAATGATGCTGAGATGCTGGAAAGCCGGCGCTTTTCGGTCGAAGAAATCTGCCGCGTCTTTGAGGTCGACCCGCATCTTGTCGGACAGACGCAGGGCAATTCATCGCTTGGGTCAAGCATCGCCGATCAGACCCTGTCGGTCCTGAAGTTCAAGATGCGCAAACGGCTGAAGCGGATCGAAGGCGCCCTCTCAAAGCAGCTTCTGTCACGGGCTGATCGAGCCGCAGGTGTCGCCATCCGATTTAACGTCGAAGCCTTCCTGCGCGCTGACAGCAAGGGCCGCTCCGAGTTTTACAAGAACATGCAGCCTTTCATGACGGTCAACCAGGTGCGCGCCCTCGAAGGCTGGGCACCAGTGCCAGGCGGCGACGTCATCTACAAGCAGATGCAGGATCTACCGATCACTGACGTCGTGCCGCAGCCGACAGGAGCGTAATGATGGACGAGCTTGATTTCCTTCTCGACGCCAAGGCGGTTGACGAGGACGGCAACATCGAGGGCTTGGCCGTTGGCTACGGCGATGTCGATCACGGGGGCGATGTCGTCCACCCCGGCGCGGTTTTGCTCGAGGGCCGGAAGTCCCTTCCCATGCTGCTGCACCATGATCGTAAGCGGCCGGTCGGCGTCTGGACGGAGTTCACCGAACGGCCCGAAGGGCTGCACGTGAAGGGCCGCTTTTCAACGTCGGTCGCGGGCCGAGAGGCGCGCGAGGACGTGAAGTCCGGCGCGATCTCTGGGCTTTCGATGGGCTTCATCACGCTGAAGCACCGGCTGGAGGCTAAGGCTCGTCACCTGTTGCAGGTCGGGCTGCACGAAATCTCACTGGTCACGGTGCCGATGCACAATCGCACCCGCATTCTGAGCATCAAGGATATTCTGGGAGGCGGCGAACAGCCGACCGTCCGACAGTTCGAGGAGTTCCTGCGGGATGCAGGCGGCTTCTCCAAGTCCGTGGCCGCAGCAATCGCGTCCAGGGCAACGCCGCATCTTCGGGGGGATCCCGAGGCGAAGGCGATCGACGAGCTCGAGCAGCTCCTGCGGGACCTGCGCGGCTAATCAATCCTCTCTGCCGAAAGGGCAAATAATGACCGAGAAGACGACCGGCGAGATGATCGCCGAAATCAAAACGCTGTTCGAGACCAAGCACAACGAGGTGAAGGGCATCGCTGAGAAGGCGGTCGCCGAAGCCGAGAAGGGCTTCCCGATGACGGCCACGGCCAAGGAACTCGCCGACCAGGCGCTGACCGGCCTCAACGAGACCAAGTCGCGCCTCGACGAGCTGGAGCAGAAGATGGTTCGCCGCGGCGGCCGGGGCGAGGCCGAGGTCAAGTCGATCGGCGAGCAGTACGTCGAGAGCGATGCCTACAAGACCGCTTTCGTGAATGGCGCGCGCGCCGGCCAGAACGTCGGTATTGAGGTCAAGGCAATCACCTCGCTCTCGACCGATGCCAACGGATCGGCGGGCGATCTCGTCCGGACCGAGCGCGTCCAGTCACCAATGGTGGCGCTGCCGGATCGACAGCTGACGGTTTGCGCACTGATTGCCGCCGGCCAAACGTCGTCGAGCGCTATCGAGTACGTCCAGGAGACGGGCTTCACCAACAACGCAGGCATGGTGGCGGAGGGCACGCTCAAGCCTGAGTCCACCCTGAAGCTCGATCTGAAGAACGCGCCGGTCCGTAAGATCGCGCATTGGTTCCTGGCGTCGGCCGAGATCCTCGCCGACGCCCCGGGCCTGCGTTCGATGATCGACAACCGCCTCCGGTACGGGCTCGCGTTCGTCGAGGACGTGCAGCTGCTGAAGGGCGACGGCACCGGGCAGAACCTTTCCGGCATCAAGCCGCAGGCTGCAGACTATGCCGTGCCTGCCGGCCTGACCGGGTTTGCTACCCCGTCGATGATCGACAAGCTGCGCATTGCTCAGTTGCAGGTTGCTCTAGCGCTGTACCCGGCCGACGGCCAGGTCCTGCACCCGATCGACTGGGCGATCATCGAGATGATGAAGGACGGCGAAGGTCGTTACCTCATCGGCAACCCGCAGGGCACGATCGCGCCGACCCTCTGGGGCCTGCCGGTTGTCCCGTCGATGGCGCAGACCGTGGGCGAATTCACCGTCGGTGCGTGGAAGATGGGCGCCCAGCTCTTCGATCGCGAGCAGTCGGGCGTGCTGGTTTCGACCGAGGATGGTGACAACTTCCGGAAGAACATGGTGACGATCCTCGCCGAGGAGCGCCTCGCGCTGACCGTGTACCGCCCGGAAGCGTTCGTCGACGGCACCTTCGCCAACGCATGACCATGACGAGGGCGGGCCATCGTGTCCGCCCTCGCTTCAAGGAGTATCGAGCAATGGCCGATAAGAAGACATTCACCGTTCACCGCGCGATGCACGGCGACGGCAAAGACTATGCGCGTGGCGACACTCGCGAGATGACTGAGGCGGATGCTGCAACCCTGCTGGCATCGGGAGCACTGTCCGAAAAGGGCAAGGACCCTGCCGAGCGCGTACCGGCCGTACGGCACACGTTTGGAAGCGAGCGCAGCGCCGTGAATGAAGGCGGCTACACCGACGCATCCGGCGACGGCTCGACGGGCATTCGCATGCCGCAGCGCAAGGTCGCTCCCAAACCCTAACCCCTTCAGCATCGGCCGTCTCGCCCCCTTGGCGGCCGGTGCTGATCCTCATTTCCAGCGAGGTAGCTGACATGCTGACCACACCAGTCCCGGCCGGCACGAAGCTGGCTGGCATTTCCAACGCGTTTGGCGAGGAAGTCCAGTCGTCGCGGCTCGTCATGGGTGCGACGGGCGATACGGCTGTTGGCCCGGATGCGCCGCTGCCCGTCGAATATCCCGCGCTCCTAGCTGCGATCGAAGCCCTGCTCCCCGGAACCGGAACGCTCCCCACAGGAGCTGCAACCGACGCCAAGCTTGAGCTGATCCGCGCGCTGCTCGCCGGCCCGCTAACCGTGGGGCTCCCAACCGGTGCGGCATCATCAGCCAAGCAGGATGCGGCATCCACCCTCCTGACGGCGATTGCAACGGCACTGGCGGGCACGCTCGCGGTATCGGCGAACGCACTCCCGCTTCCGGCTGGTGCAGCGACACAGGCAACGCTTGCCTCGCTGTTGGCAAAGACCATCGCGGCACCTGCTACGGAGGCCAAGCAGGACGCGAGCAACACGTCTCTCGCCGCGATCGTCACCGCGCTGGCTGCAACACTCAACGTCCTCCCCCTCATCAAGCCATGGACCGCATGGGCACCCGCCACGGCGAACGACATGCGCAACTATGCGGGCGTCGAAATCCAGGTGACGGCAACGGCCGCGGCGACGTTCACCCGGTCTGCTGACGACGCGACCTATGTCCCGGTCACCGCGTCCGTCGTGGGCGCTGCATCGGCAAGCCCCCTCGCGCCGGGGTTCTACAGCCTCAAGGGTGGCGGGTTCCTCAAATGGGCTGGCGCCGGGACCATTCTCATTCGGGGGTACAACTGATGGCGTTCGATCCAGAAGCTCAAGAGATGGCAGAGGCGGCGCTGAACGGAAAGGCTGTTGATGGGGTGGCGCGGGGGGCCTTGGGGCAGATCAGCCTACCCGTTTCTGACTTTCTCGATACTAGCGCACCTCGATGGGTGCCGAGCGTTCTCACGAGCCTTTGCGGCTGGTGGGACGCGCTTGATAGTACCACGCTCACCCTGAATGGCGGCAATGTGGCTGCATGGGCGAATAAAGCTGCTGCCGCTACGCCGGCGTCGCAGGCGACGGCCACAGCCCAGCCCGCATACTCGGCTACCGGAAGAAACAATAGACCAAGTGTTGTATTCGACGGTGTAGACGATGTCCTTCCGTTTACACCAACAGGGTTCCCATCGGGCTCTAACCCGATCACGGTCTTTGTCGTAGGACATACGACGTCTTCCGGCAGCACGAACGTGTTTTCTTATGGCGCAGCCGCAAGTTCGCAGTCGGTCGGTGTGGGCATAAGCAGCGGTTCTGTGCGCGGCGGTCTTTTCGGCTTTGATGCGGTGTCCACGGCCACCCCTTGGACCAGTCAGGATCAGATTGTTAACTTCTTCGCCACGACTGGCGCGGCTAGCCTTCGTGTGAACGGTGCTAGTTCAGGTGTGGCAGGGGGTGCATCAACACCCGCTCTAAGCGCCACGAACGGGCGCATAGGCGGATCCGTAAATGGCACCGTTTGGCCTGGATCGATACAAGAGATCCTCGTTTTCAGCCGCGCTCTTACCACCAACGAGCGACAGCAGGTTGAGGGGTATCTGGCTTGGCGCTGGGGCCTGCGTGACAATCTACGCCAAGGCCATCCTTACAGAAAGGCGCCGCCCGGCGGGTTCGCCACGTCTGGCATGATGACGGATTACGAGAAATTCTTGCTGACCGAGACGCGCCAGGAGTTCAACCCTAACAACTATCCCGGCGCTACGCAGACCCTTCGCGTTCAGGCAGCAATGGCTGCTGCCAAGGCCCTTGGTAAGCCCGCCCGGTTGCGTCTCGGCCGCGATACGGTCTCTGCGCCATATACGTCGACATGGCTGATAACGCAGGCCGTTACGATACCGACGAATGTTACGTTGCTGCTCGACAACTGTTTGCTCAAGCGTGCCGATGGCATCTTCGACAATGTGGTCAGAAACGACGGCATCGTGCCGAACTCGGCTGATCCGAACAATACGGTGACGGCTCTCAACGCCAACCAGAACATCCGCTTGATTGGCATCGGCAATGCGAAACTTGAAGGGTCTACCACCCCGTATGCTGCATCACCTCCGGGCGGTGGCGCAGCAGTTCCTTGGGTCGGTGATGATTTCGGCTGGCGGGCGTCCAATGTGCAGTTCGCGAACGTTCGAGGTTTGGAAGTGGCTGGCTTCACATCAAATTATCCGAGCGCATGGGCGATAACGAACTCTCATGGCGTCGAAAACTTCTGGTATCACGACCTGAATTTCATATCGGCCGTGGCGAACGGTGACGGCATCGATATGCGTAACGGTTGTCGCAATGGGCGTATCGAGCGGATTACCGGCGCTACGAGCGATGACATTGTGTGCGTCTTCGCGGCGGTGCCTTTCGCTGACGGGACCTATTATCCGATGTTGCCGGCTGGTTATGCGTCCAACCCTTTGGGCGATGACACCTACAACATCGTGATCGACACTGTGACCGGCTCCAGTTCAGCTAGCATCGTTCGCGCATTCACGTCAGGCGCTCAAGGCACATCGTTACATCACATCACGATCAATAACGTTCACCAGATAGCGTCCAACTCCCGTTGCGTGGAGATCGGCACGTTCGGCACCTACACCCCGGGGATCGGCGCGGTTAACAACATCAACGTCAACAACGTGACCGCTGACATTGTTGCGAACGCGGTCAACATCACCGCCGTGCTGGAGGATTGCAGCTTTAACAATATCTGGGCGAAAAACCCAGCCGGGGTAGCGGTGAACTGGTCAATCCCTGCCAATCAAACCAACAGCGTTCGCGTGACCACAACGAACCTCAAGGTCGGCCCTTGATAGGCCCGCCCCTAACGGCGGTAATCCACCCCTGACCCCGTCACCACACTGACATTGCAAAAGGAGCCCGCTGATGCTTGCACAGCTTATCATCGCGGGCGTGTACGATTCCGCGCCTGCCCCCGGTTTCACAGGGGAGCCGGTGACGCTTGCCGAGATCAAGCGCCACCTCGATATCGTCCGCAACGACCAGGACGACATGCTCCTCGGCATGATCGTCGCTGCTCGTGAGTGGGTCGAGAACTACACGGGGCTGATCCTGACGCGTCGTGAAGTGACGGAGGTTGCGCCCTCGTTCTGCGGTCTGCGGACCATCAACGCTTGGCCACTGCCGGTCTCGCCCGCGACCACGATCCGGTACATCGACGCGGCTGGTGAGGAGCAGACGACCACCGGGTTCAACGTCATCGCGTGGAGCCGTCCTGCTACGATCCGGCCTGCAGTCGGTGGCAGATGGCCGTCGGGAGGCCCTGTCGCTGTGACGGTGCTTGCGGGCTATGCGACGCCCGCCGATGTGCCCTATTCGCTGAAGGCCGCAATCTCGCTGATGGTTGGCGATCTCTACAACCAGCGGGAGGAGACTGCGGTTGGCGTGAGCATCCAGGCATCCGGCGCCGTCACGAACCTCTGTCATCCTTATCGCATGCCGGTGATCGGTTGATGCGCGCCGGGACACTCAGGGATCTGATCGTCATCGAGCGGGCAACCATCAGCGCGGATGACTACGGCGGCGAAGTTAAAAAGTGGGCCGTCTACTGCCAACGAGCTGCGGCAGTCATATACGGCCGGGCGGACGAGCGTAGAGCGGCCGCACAGGAAAGCGCCTCCTTGGCAGCTACCTTCCGCATTCGGTCAGACCCGGCGACCGACAAGATCGCCGTAACCGATCGCCTCGTGTTCGGTGGTAGCATTTGGGACATCTCATCCAACGTCCCGCTCGGCAGAGATGGGCGGGACATCACCGCCATTCGGGCCGTCTGATGGCGTTCAAGATGGAGGGATTGGCCGACCTCGAACGTGCCCTCGCTGAGTTACCGAAAGCGACGGGAAAGGCGACGCTTCGACGGGTGCTTAAAAAGGCTGCGGCACCGGTCGAGGCTGCGATGGTAAAGCGCGCGCCGAAGCTCACCGGTACTCTGAAGATATCGATCCGGACCGGAACGAAGCTCACCAAGCGGCAGCAGCAGTTCGCGAAGGCGGAAGGTAAGTCTTCCTCCGAGATTTACATCGGAACCGCCGACCCGGCCGCAATCCCGCAGGAGTTCGGCACTTTCAAGGAGGGCGCGCAGCCGTTCGGCCGCCCTGCATGGGACGAGACGCAGGATGGTGCGCTCGTCACGATCGCCGATGAGCTTGGCGGCGAGATCGAGAAGTCACGGGCGCGGCTCGCGGCAAAGGCCGCAAAGCTGGCAGCGAAGGGATAAAAAATGGCCACGGTTTACCCACTTTCTATGCGCGACACCGCGCGCCAGGTCACCCTGACTATCAAGGTGACCCATATGAAGCGCACGCGATTCCGCATCTGGGTCTTCACCTTCCTCTTGCGCCTCGCCTGCCTCATCAATCCCTGCACTGTGGTGCTCGATAGCGGCAACGACTGACTACCATGGATATGGAGGGTGCCCTGCGCGCAAGACTACTTGCCGCATCTCCGGTGGTCGCGCTTGTCGGTCAACGAGTGGCTTGGATTGAGCGACCCCAGGCTGACGCGCTCCCCGGCATCACGCTGCAAGCGGTCACTGACGAACGCGTGCAGAGCTATTCCGGATTCGACGGCTCGCAACCTGGGTACGTGCAAATCGACGTGTGGGCCGCGACCTATGCTCAAGCCAAGGCGGTCAAGGAGGCTGTGATCACGGCCCTCGCGCCGCGCGCGACGGTTGCCGGCATCCGGTTCGATCGTGGCTTCTTCAGTTCCCGCGATCTGAGCGAGAAGACGGACACCAAGTTCATCTACCGCCCCAGCATCGACTTCACCTTTCATTACGCACCGGCCTGAAGGAGGCATCTATGTCTGACGAATCCACGGGCTTCGGCTCGACGTTCTCGATCGGGAACCCGACGACGCTGATCGAGCTCGCAAACATCGAGGACTTTCCCGATCTTCCGTCGTTCACGCGTGACCTGCTCGACACGACCAACTTCAAAACCGAGGGTGGGTTCATGACCTACATGGGCAGCCCGTTGAAGGACGGTGCCGAAAGTAACCTCGTCATGAAGATCGCGCTCGGTTCTCCCAGCGATCTCGCCTGCCGGGCCGCGATGGTTGACGGGAAGAGCCGTCCATACAAGATGGTTTTGCCGACTGCGGCAGGGACCTGGGAGATTACCGGGAGCCTGATTGTCCGCAACTATGTGCGGACGAATCCCAAGTCGGAGCTGCGCATGGCGACGCTTACGGTCAAGTGGAGCGGCATCGACGCTGAGGCGGCCGGCACCGGAACGGTTACCCCGTGACGATACAGGCCTTCCGGCATGAGGAGGTCGTCAAGATCGGTGACGACGCCCTGCGTCTCGTCCTCAACTTCCGCGCGCTCGATGCGATCGAGAGCGAGACGCAGCGGCCGTTCGATACCATCCTCAGCCAGCTGACCGCGCGCGGGGCTGTCCCACCGACGTCATTGGTTAGCCGGGTCGTTTGGGGGCTGCTGCGAGAGCATCATGCCGACATCGACATCGATCAGGCAACCGGCCTCACAAATGGCGGTGATGCTCCCGCAATAGGCGTGGCGATAGGGAAGCTTTTCGAGACGGCGTTCCCCCGCGCGGCAGCGCCGGACCCGAAAGCCAAACCGACAAACCCTCGAAAGCCGCGTGGAGCATCGAAGCCTTCTTCGTCGCGTGGTGCGCCGCGGACCTGAGCCCCGATCTATTCTGGGTTCAGTCGCCACGCTCGTTCGTGGCGGTGATGAAGGGCCGAGCCCACGCGGCAAAACAAGTCGATGAGCAAGCCTTCCTTACCGCTTGGTATGGCGAGATGCTTGCGAGACAGAAGAAGCTGAAGCCGGCCAGCGAATACCTGGGGCCGGCGGACAGCGCCCCGGTTCAGGCTGAGGTGGTCCTCGACGCAATGCTGACGATGCAGGCGCACGGCGTTCCGATGGACGTCAGAAAACTGAACTAGTTGATAGGAGGCGAGCATGGCTACCGGAGGCCTCATTGGCGCGCTGCGCGTCACGCTTGGCATCGACACGGCCGCGTTCGAAAGCGGATCCAAGCGCGCAGCCGCCACTGCGAAGCGAGATGCCGGCCTCATCAGCAAGGCCTATTCGACCGCAGGCGATCACATCAAGACGGCCATGGGTGCTCTAACCGCCGCCCTATCTGTGGGCGCCCTCGTGGCCGCGGCCAGTCGTGCGCTCGACTATGCAAGCTCACTTGCCGAGGTTGCTCAGCAGCTGGGCGTGACGACGAAGGATCTTCAGGAATACCGGTACGCGGCAACCCAAGTCGGCATCTCGCAAGAGACGATGGACAAGGGCTTGGCCAAGCTCACTGTCAGCATGGGTCAGGCCCGCGCGGGTGTGGAGAAGCCCAAGGCGGCGTTCAAGGAACTCAGTGACCTGCTCGGCAAGGACGTGCTAAAGAGCGCGCAGACCGCAGGCGACGCCATACCCCTGATCTCGGATGCGCTGGCGAAGGTGAAAGACCCGTCGGCGCGTGCGGCGCTTGAGGTGGCCCTCTTCGGCAAGGCGGGGCAGCAGCTCGACACCCTGCTCGCGAGCGGATCCGCTGCGATCGACGGGCTTCGTGATGCAGCGCAGCGGCTAGGTCTCGTCCTTTCCGAAGAGCAGATCGCGAATGCCGACAACACTGCGGACAAGCTTGGCGAATTGAAGCAGGTCCTCGAGGCGAACATCGCCGGTGCGGTTGCAAACAACGCGACGGCAATCCTGGCTCTCGCCGATGCCCTGGAAACGCTGATCGTGAAGGCTGGCCGGGCGGCAGAGGCCTACGCCAATTTTCAGAATCTGCAGGGTTACAAGGGCGGCGACATGGCGTCCGGCGCCGCGCTCGGTAAGAGCAAGTCCGGCCGTGCGACGCTGCTCAACTATCTCGATGATCAGATCGTGCAGAACACGAGGGACCGCGCGACTGGGCGCGGTGGCCGGAAGAGCTACCTCGGTGGGCTAATCCAGGTCACCGGTAGCGCTGACGATGCCGCCAACAGAAAGCTTGATGATGACTTCAAGCGCCTCACCGCTAGGCGCAATGCAGTCCAGCATCTTGATAGCGCTGCTGACCGGGTGGCCGGACTTCCGAAGCCTGGGACGCCGGGCGCCGGCGCGGGCACATCGGATGCTTCTGCCTCGGCAGCAGCGGCCAAGCTGAAGGCCGCTCAGGAGAAGGCTGCACGCCTTGCCGAGAAGCAGGCTCGGGATCGCGAGAAGCAGGTCGACCGATTTAACAGCGAGATGGCAGGCCTCGAAGACGACGAGATCGGCCTAAGCAGCAATCTGACGACCGACATCGAAGAGCGCGCCGAGTTTGAGCGGCAGCGCGTCAAGAACGAGGCAGAGGCGTACACGCTCGAGCTAGCGTCAAAGGTCAAGCTCGGCGAGTTGCTGCCGGCGCAAGCGAAGCGGCTTCAGATCGGGAAAAACTTCAACACGAACCTCGAACTCGATCTCATCAATCAAAAGCGTGACGACGACCTGACTAAGCAGGCGCTCGACACGAAGGATGCCGGGCTCGGTCTCCAGGCCGATCTACTGCGCGGCGAACTCAGCGAAGCCAAGACGCAAGCCGAGCGGCGCACGCTGCAAGGCCAGTTGCTGGACATCGAATATGACCGGCAGCGTGCGGCCTTGGAGTCCGTGCTCGCGCTCAACAGCTCGACGGATGCCGAGAAAAAGATCGCCCAGGCGCGGCTCGACCAAATCGACGTGCTGAAGGCTCACGACGCGGAAACAAACCGCCGTGACACGGCTGGCCCGATGGAGGCGTTCGGCGAGAGCCTTCACCGCACCGCTGGGCAGATCAAGGAGGATCTGGAGCAGATCGAGGTCGACGGCATCAAGTCGCTGAATGACGGTCTGGTCGACGCGATCGTCAACTCGAAGAGCCTCGGCGACGTGTTCAGCAATGTCGCCAAGCAGATCATGGCCGACATAATCAAGATCGGCCTTCAGGAAGCGGAGTCGTCGATCTTCGGCAAGAGCGGCTCGGGTGGCGGCGGGCTTAGCGGTCTGATCGCTGGAATCGGTTCGATCTTCGGCGGCAAGGGCAATTCCACTGCGGCAGTCAGCGCCGGGCTTACTCGCGCCGGAAGCGGACCCCCGGGCCTCGCTGGCGGCGGCACGGTTCAGGTCACTGGATCGGGCGGCATCGACACGAACCTGATGAGCATCAACGGGCAGCCGGCAGCGCGCGTCAATCGCGGCGAGCATATCAAGGTCGTGCCGAACAACGACAATGACGGAAGTCGGGCCGGCGGCGGGGTGATGGAGGTTCGTCTGCGTGACGAGATGCTCGACGCCCGAATCGTCAGCGGCTCATCGCGCGTCACTCAGGCTGGCATCCAGCAAAACAACAGCCAGCAATCGAAGTACGCGGGCCGGAGGCTGGGACGATGATCGACTTGACCCACATTCGCCAGCGCGCGGCCGAACCAGAGTTGGTGGACTTCGAAGCCAGCTTGTCGCCGTTCCTCGGTGGCCCCAGCCAGCGCCTGGATCGTCTCGGCACTCGGCATGCGATCACGGTCGAGATGCCCATCATGCCTGTTGAAAGCGAGGGGCGGCAATGGATTGTCCGGCTGATCCGCGCGAAGCAGGAAGACGGGTTTATCGAGTATCCGCAGGTCGGCTTCTCGATTGGTGCACCGGGCTATTCGATCACCGCAGCTACAGCGACTGAAGGGGGGCGGCTGTTGGCCGTGACCGGTGGGACGCCGGGCTACGCCGTTCGCGAGGGGCAAGCGCTAACCATCACGTCCAACGGGCGGCGGTACTTCTACATCGCCAGCGCGCCGGTGATATTCGACGGCGCTGGATCCGGATCGATCGAACTCGACGTGCCGCTGCGCGAGGAGGTGACCGTGGGCAACCCGGTGAACCTTGCCAAGCCGGTGATCGCCGGCCGGATCATGGAAGCCGGCTGGAAGTGGTCGATCGACACGGCCGGCACGGTCGGGCTGTCGTTCCGGATTGAGGAGATCGCATGAGCATCCTCGCACCCGCGCTCGACGCCGAACTCTCCAAAGACCGGGCAACCATCTTCGGCGCCGTCGGGATCGACTTCTCGGCCAAGTCCGTGCGCTTGCTCGACGGCTCGGCGGTGATCAGCTTCGGGGGAGAGAAGTTCCGCGGCGACGATTCTGATTACGGCTCGCTGCAGAGCATCGACGACTTCAGCGACGGCACCGGCGACGAAGCACCCGGCTTCAGCTTCACGCTGTTGCCGCCTTCCGCAGAGGCCGCGTTGGCGATGTCGCTGCCGAGCGACCAGGGCGCGCGCGTGCGGCTATGGCTAGGCGCGCGCGACGATTACACCGGACTGGTTATCTCACCCCCGCTGCTGCTGTCGGATGCCGAACTCGACGTTGCCACGCTGGAGATCGGGCCGAACGAACACAGCGTCTCCTTCGACGTCGTGGGCGGCATGGAGCGTTTCTTTCAAAGCGAGGAAGGCATCACCCTCTCGCCGACCTCGCACAAGGAATACTGGCCCGGCGAGCTCGGGCTCGACTTCATCACCGGCGTTACCGAGCCGGTCTACTGGGGCATGAACCACCAGAGCGCGGTGCAGACGGGATGAGCGCCATCCTCAAACGCCGCGAGGTGACGCAGGCCACGCTGGATCATTTCGCCTCCAAGCCATTCGACTGGCGCACGGGCGCGACCTGCGTGCATCTCGTCCGCAAGCAGCTGGTCGGCATGGGACACAAGCCGCCTCCGATGAAGGCGTTTCGGAGCGCTCTCACTGCCAAGCGAGCCTTGCAGTCAAAGGGGTGGGCGAACCTCGCAGACATGATGAGCAGCCTTCTGACGCCGGTTGCGCCTGCGCGAGCGATCATCGGCGACATCGTCGAGATGCCCAGCGAGGACGACACGTTCGGCGCGCTTGCGGTGGTGATGGGGAACGGTCGCATCATGGGCTACCTGGGAGAGACTGACTTGCTGACAATCGCGCAGCCTCTCGTCGTGCCTCTATCGGCTTGGCGCACCTGATGGCAAAAATTGCTATGATCGCGGCTGTCGCGATCTCGATTGCTGCGGCGATCCCGTCCGGGGGCACCTCCCTGCTGGCCGTCGGCTTGGCCCAGGCAGGAGCTACCGTCACGGCTGCGACCGCTACCGCTATCGCGGCAGGGTTCTCCGCGACGGTAAGCATTGGCGCCGGGCTGCTCGCGAAGAAGCCTAGCGGTGGCGGAACACAGACCGACTGGTCAGCTGATCCGAACGCCTCGATCCCGGTCCTGTTTGGGCGCACCGGCGTCGCCGGCAACATCTCCTACCGCAAGGGCAGTGGCGACGCTGACAAGAACAAGTACGAGACGATCAACACCGTTCTGTCGCTCGGGCCGGTCGCGAGCATCGATGCGCTCTATTGCGACCGCAAGCCGGTTTCCTTCGTCGGCACCGCGGCATCCGGCTCGCCTTACTCTGGGCGGCTATGGATGGCGAGGCAGCTCGGCGCTTGCCCGGAAGCCGGGGCCCTCAACACCGGTATCGGCAATAAGCCAGGGTGGACTTCGGTGCATAAGATGTCGGGCCTCGCTGCCGACCAGGTGACGATGCTCTACGATGCAAAAGGCAAGAACACCTTCACGACCGAGCCGCAGATGCTTCGCGTCGGGCATTGGGTTCTGGCGTACGACGCTCGCGAGGATAGCACCTATCCGGGCGGCTCCGGTCCGCAGCGCGTCAACGACGAGACGACATGGCAGTGGTCGAACAACCCCTATGTCGTCGGCACGACCTGGGCTTTGGGCTGGCATCAGAACGGCAAGCGGCGTGGTGGTGTTGGTCTGCGGCCCGATCAGATCGACATCGCCAGTTTCGTCGAGGCAGCGAACATCGCCGATCTGAACGGCTGGACGCTCGGCGGCCAGGTCACGACGGGTGATGATAAGTGGGAGGTGATGAAGGCGATCCTTCAGGCGGGGGGTGGCGAGCCCATCCGCGACGGCGCGATCCTGTCCTGCATCATTCAGGCCCCGCGCGTATCGATCGCGACTATCGGAGCCGGCGACCTGATCGGCAAGGCGTCCGTGCCGCGGTCGCGCCCGCGCAAGGAGCGGATCAACGGGATCATTCCGAAGTATCGTTCGGAGGAGCATTTCTGGGAGCAGGTCTCCGGCACGGTCGCGCGGATCGATGCTTTCGTCACCGAGGATGGCGGCACCCGCACGCAGGAGATCGAGTACCCGCTCGTCCAGGTCGAGACAGGCGAAGACGTTTCGCAAGCCACGCAGCTGGCCGGATACGACGTCGAACTCTCCCGCGAGCGTATGCCGATCTCCCTGCCTCTGAAGCTCCGATGGATTGGATATCGGACGGGCGACTGCATCAGCTGCGCAATTTCCGAGATGGGCCTGGTCGACGTGCAGCTGATCATCATCAAGCGTTCGCTTGATCCGGCCACGGGCGCCGTCACCCTGACGGTTCGCACCGAGGATCCGGACAAGCATGTCCGGGTCTTTGCGCTTACCGGTGACCTGCCGCCTGTGACTGTTTTCGAACGTCCCGCGGTGCCGAGCGATTACGTCAGCGATGGCACTGCGACCTACGCCACTACCGCCGACACAGCGACGTCATCCAGCGCGATCAGCGACGGCACCACCAGCTACACCCCGGCCCAGATCAAGGCCCTCGAACAGCGCCTCGACGCGCTCGAACCCTAATACCGGAGACACCCATGGCAAATGCAGCACGCTTGGACCTTGCGGCCCGGCGCAACGAAGTCGCGCGCTTTACGATCGTGGTGAAGGGCATTGACCTGACCGGCGTGAACATGGCGATGCAGGTGCGCCTATCGAAGGATAATCCGATGCTCTTGTTCGCGCTCGCCACTGTCGCAACTGTATCGGCCGAAGGGCTGAAACTCGACAGCGTCACCATGACCAACGGCGTGCCGACCAGCATCATCAAGGGGCGGATCAACGCCTCGACCATGAGCGATGCCACCAAGGTTCCGTACGCGGGCGAAGCGGGTGACAACTCAAACTTTGCCTATGCGATGCAGTGGACGTTGAACGGCGACGCTCAGACCCGCCTCTACGGCGACTTTATCGCGGTGGCGTCGGCGTTCGGGTCGGACAGCGCTCCAGCGAATAGGCCCGTCGGCTATGGTGGGTCGCAGCAAGCCAGCGTGGACGATACGGGATCGCTGACCTTCGGCGATCAGATCATCAACGTCACGCTGGATGATGCCGACATCCTCATACCGTTTGCTCAATCGGCAGCGGCATCGGCCGCGACCGCTCAGACCGCCGCCGCCCAAGCCCAGGCAGCTCGCGACAGCCTTTCCGCCATCGCACTCGGTGGAACTGGCAAAGGCCTGCTTTACAAGTCTGACGGCACGCTCACCGGCTGGACTGGCGACACTGCGGCATGGACGTCGGTCACCAAGCCTGCGCTCGTCAGCTTCAATCCGTCCTCTGTCATTCCCTGGGCACCGGGCGCACCCGGCGCCTCCGATTACGGCGGTGTGCGCGAGGGCAACTGGTACGAGGACACGGACGGCACCTATTACATGCTGTCGGACTCCGGCAACGGCTCTACAACCGATCCCGGCGGGCCGTGGATCATCCAGTACGAGAAGAGCACTGATCGCGGTCTTACGTGGACCAAGATGGGCGCGTTCGGCGGCATTGGCCTGAAGCACGGCTATGACAGCGGCAACTGGGCATCGCGCGGCAACCTCGGCGTCCTCAAGCACACCAATGGCAAATACTACTGCTACACGCTGACGGCTCTGACCATCTCGAACAACCAGGTGGCGGGCCAACCCTATACCAGCGACGTGTGGTCGGCTGACACGTTCGAAGGCCCCTATACCTTCGTCGCGTCGCAGCTTGTCTCAGGGCCGGCTGGCAGCTTCGATGCGCTGGACGCCTATATCGGTGGACCGCCCATCAAGGATGCGAACGGTCTGTGGCATCTGTTCTATTCGGCGACGGATAAGGCGGCGACGAACTGGTACATCGGCCGCGCTACCGGCCCCAGCCCGACCGGGCCATGGACGCGCACCGGCTCGCCTGTGTTGCCTGATGGTGTGCGCCGGCAGGACGAGAACCCCAAGGTCTTCTTCCACACCGTGCTGAACAAGTGGGTGATGATGACCAACGTCATCAACCCGGCGATCGGAACAACGGACAGCAACGCGGCCTACTTCAGCAACAGCCTCACGGACTGGTCTGCTGCCACGTCAGTCGTCACGCAGCGCATCAGCCCGATGGACGGCACAACCGCGATCGGCATGGCCAGCCCTAAGACCAAGGTGCTTGGCAGCGTCGTCGATATGGACGGCCTTGGCAACGTGCCAATCGTGTTCGATACCGATCCGCGCCCGTCTGGCTCCAATCACGTCGGGCGCCGCCTGAAGTACGCAATCCTGGAACCCACCACCAAGGAACTCGCGGGCAAGACCACCAGCGGGAACGGCACGATCCTTCATCCGCTGGCACATTCGTCGTTCGTGGCAGACTTCGTGGTGCGGCCTAATACCCTCACGGGCACGATCAATTTCTTCTACCGCATGCAGGCCCCTGGTGACATTCTGAATTGCTACATGCTCACGTTCGACGTTGGGCGCGTGTCGGACCTCGCCTTTACGGCCTCGCTATCCAAGATCGTCAACGGCGTCACCACGCAGCTAAACGTCTCGGGCGCGAACGCTGCGGTGCGTTCGGTGGCTGGCCTGTACCACCGGGTCACGATCGAGATCCAAGGCCAACGACACGTCGTTCGTGTCGACGGCGAGAAGCAGATCGACTTTGCCGACACGACCTTCGGCGCCGGGCTCGGGATGGGCTTCCGCCTCAACGGGGGCGCGGACGTAGGCATACCCATTTTCACGGTGCGCGAGAGTAACGCGGCGGTGATCAACGGCGTCGCGCCGGGCCAGGTCGCGAGCCTTCGCGGCGTTGGCTACATCCCGCTGGCCTATGGCGTCGTTACCGGCACCCAGATCAGCCTGACTACGACGCACTATCCGGTGTCTGCGGTCAGCGTCGACGGCGTGAACATCTACGCACCTGCAGCGGGCGTCTGGGGCGGTGAGGTGATCGGATAACACTCGCCGCAACCGCCGCGCTTTAAGTCGACTACGCCCGGTCATGATCAACGGCGGGTGACTATCCACTTACTGCGAGCGGTTCTCTCCATCGGCACTCCGCAAAATTTGCAGCGGCTTATCATGACATTCGCAATCTCGCGTACATGACTCCGCGATCGTCGGTGGAACCCGAACACGCAGGCAATTCTGCCGGCAAGGTGACTGATCATCTGCGTTCTCCTCGTCGGGGATGTCGCCGACCTAGCTTGCAAACGAGCCAACAAGCGACCGGTTACCTGAAGGAAATAGATGTTTCGCAACCGCAGCATCGCGACCGATGCGGTCGCGGGAAAGAATGACGGAGGCCGTTTAGCCCCGAGAGTCGCGAAGGGCGCGCTCTTGAGTCGCTCTCCAGTTCTGCTTCGCCTCATCATCCTGCCGCTGGCGGATCGCTCGCCCACGGGCGACGCGCCTCCGCTCCTTGAATAGGCGCCATGCTATCGAACCTGCGGCGCTCAAGGCGAGCACGATGATCAATGCGTGCATAGTTTTCTCCGGCGCGGTGAACTGGGGCCGGGTCAGTAGCAGACATTTTTGCTCTGCCTAATCCGTCAACGACAGTGGGAATCCCAATTTTGAACACCACCAGCATCGCGACCTATGCGGTCGCGGGAAAGGATGACGCATGACCCCTCTCGGTCACATCGTCAGCGTCGTAGCCATCTGGACTATGATGCTCTTCGGCCTGCGGTTCGCCGCGGCGGCAGGAAATTGGCTCGTGCCCGTGACCGTCGCCGGCTGGCGACTCTTGCGCTGTCGCGAGCGGGACAAACGGACGTGTCGAATACGCTTCGTCCGCGCGGTCGACCTCCTGCACCTCAACCTGAACTTGGCGATCACGACACCTTGGTCGGGTTCGCTGCTGTTCGCCGGTTCTGTCCTGATCGGGCTTGGCTATTTCTTCGGATCCTCTGGCGACGCGGTGCAGCTGGTGTCGAGGCACCCTGAGGCTTGGAAAAGCTACGACATCACGACGGACGCGCTCGCCTCGATCATGTCGGTCACAGGCATGGCCTTCGTTCAAGCCGCCACTGCGCAACGTCGCACGGCTAGTTTTCTCGTCTCTGGCGTCCTGATCGCCACGGGCATCGGCATCGGGGTGGTAACGCTGTGAAAGACTGGCAGGCATATGCCCTATCCGCGTTTGCGGTTTTCGCCGGACAGATCCTGCGCGTCGGTCAGAAGATCGAGGCCGGGAAGCCGGTCACCTGGCGGGACATCTTCGTGATGTGCTCGCTGCTCCCCGCGTTCGGCTCGATGGCCGGCGCTGCCACTGTCCACTTCGGCTGGCCGGCATGGTCGACGCTCGTCGCTGGCACCAGCGCTGGCTGGATCGGGTTTGGCACGATGCGCTTCGTCCTCGTCCTCGCCCGCAACATCGCTGGGCAGCTGACGGCAACCAAGGTCGACTGAGTAACGGCCCGCCCTTCTTGTTCAGGGAGAGACGGGCCGGCGGGAAACTTTCAGGGAGACCCAGCGCATTCAAAGTGACCGGTTGTCGCGCTCTTCGCAAGACATAACGGCCCGCCTTAAAAATTGGAATAAAAAAGGCGGGCCGACCGGTCACCCGTCCGGCAGTAGGCGATACGAGGCAATCTGCCCCGGTATCGCGCCTTCGAAGTTAAACAGCGAAAACATGCTGACAAGGCATTTCGAACGAACAGGTGTGCCCGATGAGAGACAGCGCGCAAAGCTGATCGGTGACGGCCCGCCCTAACAGATGAGGGAAAGGGCGGACCGGCCGGTCCGGGTGCGATCCGGAGATCGGCGGGTCGAGAACGGCCCAAAAGGCAAAAGGCTTCACTTCGGAAGGAATTATCATGATTCCGTATCACGGTACGGCAACGGTCAGCCTACCCGAAAAAAATGCTGATAAAAACGGGTAGGCTGACCGCCTCAAGCCCGTGTGACGAGCCTCGCAGTGGATCAGCAAGGGAGCGAACCGCACTGCGGACGCGCAGGTACGTAGACCCGCCGTATTCGGATGCACGGCGTGACTTTTTATAACGGCCCGCCCCAACAGATCAGGAAAGGGCGGGCCGGCCGAAGGGCACGGTAGGAACACCCCGGCACCGGCCTGAACGGCCCAAGGGTCCGATAGCTTCACCACTGAAGGAAATTTACATGACGACGGCACTTGAGCCGGCGTGGCTTCGCCATGCCCGGTCCCTTATCGGCACGCGCGAAGCGGCCGGCGCTGCCAACAGCGCGACCATCATGGGCTGGGCGAAGAAGCTCGGCACCAAGGTTCTCGGCATGGTCTACAATGCCGACAGCGTGCCGTGGTGCGGTCTGTTCGTCGCCACTTGCCTCGCCGAAGACGGCGTCCCGGCCGCGCCGATCGCGGTGCGTGCGAAAGCGTGGGCGACCTGGGGCGCGAACCTTGCCGCGGCAAAGCTCGCACCCGGTACCGTCCTTGTGTTCGACCGCGCCGGTGGCGGCCATGTCGGCTTCTACGTCGGCGAGGATCTCACCAGCTATCACGTCCTCGGCGGCAACCAAGGCGATCGTGTCAGCATCATGCGTCTGGAGAAGTCGCGGTGTATCGCGCGGCGCTGGCCGATCGGACGTGCGGTTATCGGGAAGCCCCGGCTGATGACCTCGATCGCGGGTGTCCCCTCATCTTCGAACGAAGCATGACCTGGCCCGTTATTTGGGCGCTGCTGCGCCGGTTCTGGTGGGCGGTGCCCATTGTAGGCCTGTGCATAGCCCTGTGGATAACACGTGGAAAACTCGACGACCGGACGGCGACCTTGAAGGCCGAGCGCGCCGCGTGGACTGCGGAAATCGTCAAGGCTGAGCATCTGCGTGCTGACGCCGAGAGGCGCTTCGCCACCCAACAGGCGGTCGCGCTGACCACCTACGCCGACCGCCTCGCGGCGCGCGAGCCGATCATCCTTCGATCCACGGACACTGTGAGGACCTATGCGCAAACTGATGCTGGCCGTGCTGCCTGCCTTCCTGCTAACCGCGTGCTTGGGATCGACGCACTCGACGCTGAGCTATTCACCCGCAATCCGACCAGTGCCGGCGGAGGCGACAAAGCCTTGCCTTCCAACGCCGATGCAGCGCCAGCCAGACGGTAG